ATGCCCATAAATAACAGACTCATGGTGATTAGCGCTGACGTGCTTTAACGCCGTAGAGCCGCTTGCCGTAGCCGCTGTGCCATGACGCGCCACAAGGCGTGGATTTAGATAGTACTTGTCTGCTGGGTAACCTGAGACGTGGGTTACATTACCAATACTGTCAAAATTCAACAAGAAAGGAATACTGACAACGGGCAGTTCATTACCTACCTGCTTCATGTTCTCCATAGCACGGGCTTGGATATTGACGTACTTAACTGCACGACAATCGTGATTACCGTCAATAAATACAATCTCTGCGTTTGGCGCTAGTGCACGTTGTGATGCAATATAGTCATGCCCAGCCTGTAACGAGTGGTTAATGGTGTTCTCAAAAGTTGACTCTTGGGCGTACTTACCAAACATAGGCAAATCAAGGGTATCGCCAAGATTGACAACTTTGTCTACGCCATATTCTGCGTCTACGGAAGCCAATACCTGCAACGCCACGTTGATTGCCTGTACATCGTGAAATGGGTCTAGCGTCCCATCTTCGTACCTACGATAACCAATTTGGGTATCAGGTAAGGCTACTGCTAATTTCCAATCACTCTTCCCTTTTTTTACTTTAGCCTTCTTTGGCTTAGGTAATGAAGCAGGCGTAGCTTGATTAAGTTGAGTAGATTGACCTGGGGCAGGCTGTGATAAAGCCTCTGAAATAATATCTAAAATGCTTAATGTTGACATGAGCAGTATCCTCGCATGTGACTTCTAAAAGTAGTTAATTTAAATGGTAACTTTACTTGCTGTTCAATGGCGGCAAACAAACTACTGGCGTTTAATTTACTATTATTTATTAATGTGTTAAGTGCTTCTTGTTCTTTTTGTTCTAAAGTATCAGTCCATTTTCCAACTGAACACTTTGAACTCAACAATTTTGAGTGGTTCTCAATTATGTCTAACAACATGTCATTCTCCTAATGTGCGTCGTCGCTTCATCAAAGCATAGCATATTAAGTGACACGTGCAAATCGCAAAAACGACAAAGCCCCGCCAGAATATCTGACGGGGCTTTTTGACTATTAGGGGTTAGTCGAAGTCTGCCATACCTGCTTGGAAGTTTGGAGCAGAGCGATTAACGGCTGCGCTAAACAAGCGACCATTACCTAGTGTTGGTCCTGCTTCTGGGGCTACATGAGCCTCAAATCCTACCTGAATGCCGTAGCATGCGCCGCAACGCTCTTTTGGAGCATAAGCACGCTTGCCGTAAGGCTGGAAAGCTGGGTCAGCAGCCTGTGCGTTCTTACGAGCCATAAGGGTGGTGTTTCTTGATGGGGCACCTGAAGCGTTAACTGCGTTGGCTGAGCCAATAGGAGCAGAATCGCCAACAGGGGCTGGGGCAAGGTTCTTAGCCATGTGTACCTCTTTAGGGTTAAAGGAATTCCTACTTAGATTTTACGACAGAAAACTTAAATAAGCAGGCTTAAGCAGAAATAACTGTGAAAACAATTGCTGAAATATCGCCATCGTGGCTTTTAATAGTGGAAAATCCTGGAATACAGACCAGATTGTGACCTCTAGGGGCAGCGTAACCTCTAGCAATAGCAATAGCTTTTACCGCCTGATTTACTGCTCCAGCGCCAACAGCCCTGAGTTTGCAGGACTTGGACTCATAAATGGTATTGGCGATTGCTGATGCTACAGACTGTGGGCTAGACCCAGCGCCTACCTTTAAAAACTCTTCGTTTGGTGATTCGGACATTGTGTACCTCGTATAGTAGAACGGTTGTTCTATCAATTATGAACGAAAATAAGCCTATTTTCCTGGCAAAGTCAGTTTATCGTAGACTTCTTTTTCGTACTCAAAGTCGTGCTTATTTCTAACTAGGCGGGCTAATCCATAAGAATCCGCAGCGTTATCATCAGTAAACTCTACTCCCCACTTCTTATACACACTGAGAAGTACTTGATTCTTCTTAACCCCAGTTCCTTTGCCTGTGATATATTTCTTAAGACTAGTAGGCGGCACTACAAGTGGGTACGCACACTCTGGCTTATTAAAGTATTGAAATAAAGCAAGTTTTACGGTTCCACCCAGTTCCCCCAACATGTTAGCCATTTGACTACCAAAAGCGTAACCTTCCATAGCAATTGCTTTGACATTAAACTTGGATGAAAAATCATAAATAAGCGACTCGGCGTACACCAATCGCTCTACACCACTACCTTCTAGTTTCCAGACCTCGGTGTAGTAGTTATCAGCATCGTCAACAGCAGTCATAGCAAACCCAGAGTATGACTGGTCAATACCTATGGCTACTGCGCCTTTGAGATTTGAGTCACCCCAAATTTTTGGCTTAGGCATTACTGCTCACCGTCTTGTTTAACTCCGTGTTTGCGACAAAACTCTCCGCAAATGCGCTCACCACGAAGTGTCTTGTTATTTAAAACTTGGAAGTTAACTACTCGTAACCCTTTTATTGCCCTAAAGCAAATCCAAACATGGTTATGGAAATGCTGAATAGCAAGGATGTTATTTCCGTGTATGCTATCTTTAGGGAGCGGAAATGTGCTCAGTAAAATTCGCTTTGATTTAAACCTATGTATAACTTGCAAGCCTTGTTGGGTCTTGTTTATTTCTTTCTCAAACTTCATTACTGCCTATCCTTCTTGTTTAAACGATAGTTTAATATACCAACAGTAGCGTTTATACTTACGCCTATCAGAATAGATATTTCAATTATGATACTTAGTAACTTCATTACTGCTCACCATTTTCTGTTTCTTTTTCCTGCTCTTGACGTCTTTCAAGTCTTCCCACATCAAACTAAACATTACTACGGTGCTTAGTAACATCACACTAGCCGTTGATACTAATAATAACCCTAATAGAATCTCAGTAATATTCATACGCCTCTCCTAGCCTGTCCTATCCAAAATAACAATAAACCGATGAGCACTATCTTGTTCACCCTAGACCTACTCTCCGTAATGATGCACAGGGGTAAGTCTGTGGGTGTTCTACACCGCCTACAATCTCTCTACAGTAAACGCAATTGCCATCTACGTTTGTATGCCGCTCTAAATGACGACTTTGTACCTCTAAGTAAGTAGGCAGTTGTTCTTTACGTTTACGTTTTTGATGTCCGTACTGTGCTAATAACTCTTCGCGGGTGTACCTAGTCTTTGCCATTTAAGTTGTAAACTTTCCTGCTCTACTGCTAAACCCACTTGAAGTACGGCGGGTCAACTCACGGCTAATGAAGTTGCAATCACGCTCCACGTTACTATAAAGCATGGCTAATACCTTGCGGTAATTATGTGCCACAAAATATTCGTAATCAGCGTCTATAACTTCTTGCTCAGCCATTACTAGAGCCTTAATAGCGGACACAGTCATCTTAGGCTGAGTATGCGTAGCGCTGTACTTAGCCTCAATTAAGTCTAGTTTTTTCTTAACAGACTGCTCGTCCATTTCAGCAACAGTTACTTGAGCCAAAATGAAAGATAGATACGCGTTGTACTCCTGCCATAGTCGCATGACACCTAGGTCATCTAGGTCTGTAATATCAAAAGGCATCTGAGGCAAAGCCCCAGTAAACTCTGAATCGATTTCGAACCCCTGACTACGGATAGCGCTCAATGCAGTATTGCCACTGTCGCTTACGTTCATCTTAATTGTCATTGTAAACCTCACACTTGTAGCATGAATTGCCTTGGCTAACATTACACGGTGGTGGAGTCTGAGTTTTAATGCACTCGTTAATCATTAACGCCGCATCAAATAACTCGGTAACTCCGAAGTCACTCTTACTGACCACAAGTTCTTTCATCTCTTGGTCAACCTTAGACTCGTAAATAAACACAGCCTCTTTAGGGTGGTCTTCTGGGTCCATGATTTCAAGCAACTTCATGTATACCTGAGCCTGCATTAGGTGACTATAAAAGGGCTGTTTCATATCAGACCAGTACTTCTTAAAGTTCTGCTCGTAGTTACCCCAACCCGCTGGGTCTTCCCAACGAATGGTGCCCTCGCCAACAGACTTAATCTCAAGAAGTAAGTCGTCTTTAAGACCCTTAATCCAGCCATCAGAATGACCAGAAATACTATGTGCAGGGCTATGTACAGGAACTTCACGGTACTTAATGCCAGAACCGCAGTACAAACATACTGATGGGCTTAACTCGTAGAACGTCTTGCTACATAGTGGGCTAAGGCACTGCCACTTACCGTAAAGCTTTCCCATATTCCAGAACCAAGTCTGCCAACGGTCGTGAATACGATGACCCTCTTCAAATACTAAGTACTGCTTCATAGAAGCCTTGAACTTAGATGGAGCAGGCTCAGCACCCTGCAGAGTGTAGTACTCAGCACGATGACACCAATCAGACTTAACCATTGCTGATGGGTGAATTACATTCGTAGGACGACTAGTGTCCTTTGGCTGTGCTAGTACCCAGCGTTCTACTGAGCCAAGTACGCGAGTGTTTTTCTTACCCGCGTCAACTAACTTCTTAAGCGTTCCCGTTGGGTGACTTGTACCCATATTCTCCATACCCCTTATTTCGTTTACTCCGACAACTTCCACAACGTGTGTGTTGTTCAAGCATATCTTGCTTAGAAAGCGGCTCTTTGCACTTAACGCACGTGTAATGCTTGCTCCAGTCTGTTTTTACTTTCCAGTAACCTTTTTCATCCCTTTCAGCGTTTGCTGGTGGATTAACTGTAACTGTTACATTAGGTACATCACACTTGTGAGTCTCACTGCGCCACCAAACTTTACAGTCTGGACATTTAAACGGCGTGTATTCCATATTGTTCTCCTAGTTCTTTCATCTGTATTCTAGCACATACGGTTAGTGCTCTTCAACCCATTCCTCTAAGGTCATTCCGTTACGCTCAGCTTTTCTTGCCAAAGCGTTTCTTTCTCTCCTACTTAGCCCGCCCCAGATACCGTACTCTTCATTTTTATTGTGAGCATACAGTAAACACTCTAGTCGCACTGAACAAGGTGGTCTACCGTCCTTGCCTAAGCAGACTGCTTTGGACTGTGTTGCTATGTCAGTATACAAGTCTTTGTCTCTGGGTGGAAACCACATCTCGGTATCCATACCCATACACTTAGCATCTGCACGCCAGTTTTCTACATCTAGGGGGTCTCGCACTTACACTCCTGGAGATTTTGCCGCATCTCCAGAAAATCATCTTCAGTTAACGCCACATAGTTCTCACCGTTAAGGTGAAACCCAAGGACAGGCAACCTGCCGTCAAGGATTGCTTCCCTGACTATTTTTTCCAGAACATCCGACTTAACGGTTATCTGTTTTTTGCCTGTCCACTTATGTTCTATAAGCAGGTCACTTGAACGGACATCACCCTTACGGCTCCAAAAGGCTCCGCTAGCAGCGACGGTTCCCCCGCCGACTGCCTTGGCTAGTCTGTTCTCATGCTTCTTTGACTGACGCTGACCCTCAGACCGCATCAGAGACCTCAGCCACATACTTAGAGCCAGCCCGTACAACCGTACGAACATCCTTCTCTAGTGCGTCTTTGAGGTCAACCTCTTCTCTAATAGATTGTACCACTGCATTTGCCCCCTGCCATTTACGGTCACCATAACTGTAGTAGGCGCCTGCTCTAGTGATGATTTTGTTAAGAATACCCAACGCCACAATCTCTTTAGCAAAGTCAAAGTCTCCCGCGTAACACTCGCCGTTATCAAAGTAGAAATCTACATAGGCTACCTGTGATGGTGGGGCTGACTTGTTCTTTAAGGTACGAATCTTGATAGTCTGACCTACCTTGTGCTTCTCTTGACCAGTGCCAGTCTCAAGCCACTCGTCTCGCTTGACCTCAATGCGGGTAAAGAAAGCGTAGTTCTTAGCCTCTCCACCTGGAGTTGTACGAGGGTCACCGTACATAACACCAATCTTCATACGGTACTGGTTGATAATCAAACCTATGAAAGGACGCTCAGATTCTGTAAGGGACCGTCGTGAAGCCTTGCCAACCTTGCGAAAAAACTTACCTGTGAGCAGAGCACCACGACCAACAGTAGCCTCGTCCATGTTCTTTTCATCTTCGGTCATAGGTACAAGGGCTGGGAGTGAGTCAATAACAACGCAGTCAACTGCTTTAGTCTCAACAAGGTTGATGACGGCTTCGTATGCTTCTTCCATAACGTTAGTTGCCACTACGAATACGCGGGACAAATCTACACCACACATCTCTGCATAAGACGGCACCCAAGACTCAGCCGCCACCCATACAGTCATAAACTCTGGGTCACGCTGTTGGTTAGCCGCTACGGTCTTAAGTGCAATGGCAGTCTTGCCATTAGACGCTTCACCTACAATCTCATGCCACTGGTTAACAGGAAACCCCCCGCCCAAAATGACATCAAGAGCAAGAGACCCTGTGGTCATCCTACCCATTACTTCATCTTTGATGTCTGCGCCAAGAACAATAGTGTCTGAGCCAAACTTTTTATTCAATAGTGTGATTGCTTTTAATAGTTCTGCGTCCATGTGTTACTCCTTATAAGAATGATTTGTCTACGTTTTGTGGATTCCAGTTATTTGATTTTGAAATTTGTCGGGCTGGCTGTGCTGGACCAGATGCTTGGTTGCCTGTAATACCTGTGCCTAAACCAGAACCAGACTGTTGGATTGGATACCCGCAGTCGTAGCAACGAGCCTTAGTGTTAGGGTCTGATGAACCGTAGTTGCCACTACCACACCCAGGGCAACGAGAAGCAGCCACAGCGCTTTGTGGTAGACGTGGCGGTTCCTGTGGTTGTTGAGGCACAGGGTTGTACACAGGAGTCTGCGGTACAGATGTAGGTGGGGTAGGCGGTACAGGGGCACTAGTGCCCATTTTATTTGCCCACCAATTACTAGAACTCATTGTCTGCCTCCACTACATACGCACCTGGATTAACAATTATACCTAAATGTAGAGCGGCTGAGAACGCTGGGACAATGCAAGACAATGCTACCCCTGCGTATAGTTCAGACAACATCTCTCTACCCTCAACTAAGTCTTTATCATTAACTTCAATGTCTAACTTGTCTAAAATACTACTAAATGTCTCTGCCAAAATTTCACCGTTAATACTTGAAACAAGTTCAATGAAATCAATGTAGGGGTCAAGGCGAGCCATACGAGCACGGCTTTCACGCAACTCCATTTCTTCACCCTCTTTACTAATTGGAGTAAAGCCAAGAGCCAATGCGTACTCGTTAGGGTCAGGTATGCCCGTGTCGTACAACGCCCAACGTAACAAAGTGCTTGTAGGAATTGCTGATGTATCAATGTATACCTCAGTAGACTTTGATTTCTTTTCCCAAAACTTCCAATTCATTTTGCTTCACCCCATCTTTCTACTACTGTAATGTCTGCTATTAGGGGTACGGCTAATAACTTAATGTCTTCCATTGCTTCACGGATTGCTTCCACAGTCTCTTCCACCTTATCATCTGGGGCTAGTGTGACTAGTTCGTCGTGAACAGTCAGAAGTAACTTGGCACCTTCTGGAATCCTACCATACGCACGAATCATAGCCAGCTTAATAATGTCAGCCGCTGAACCCTGGATACGGGTGTTGAACGCTTGGCGCTCAGCACTAGCCCGTAGACCTTGGTCCTTTGACAACATGTCTGGTAGGTAACGCTTACGTCCCAGAAGGGTAGTGACGTAAGGAATCTTTTGACGGCGAGAAACTTCTAGCAACTTTAGTCTATATGAAGCCACTGACGAAAACTCAGATGAGAACTTGCTCAACAAGTCACGCGCCTCAGTTACAGAACAGCCAATCTGGCTAGCAATCTTTGCTGGACCTACGCCGTAAGCCATAGACAGCACTAGCACCTTACCTGCCTTGCGGTCTACACCCATAGTCTCGCCAACCGTAGTGTAGATATCTTTACCATTTAGGTAGTTGTTCATCATAATCGGGTCTTTAGCCATAGACGCAATAACACGCGGCTCAATCTGGCTGTAGTCCGCGACCACAAGTTTGTATCCTTCTGGGGCATAGAAGAGGTTCCGAATGGCTTTTCCGTGCGGAGTGTGAGGCGCAGGTACATTCTGAAGATTCGGGTTGCGACTACTGAAGCGACCCGTTTCCGCACCGTGCTGGACAAAGTCACAATGGATGCGCCCGTTAATAAGGAGGCTTTCTTTATGTTCACGCTTTTCCTTTCCACTTACTGTACGAACTACTTCACCACCAAGGTATGGCACAACGTAAGTAGTACTCAACTTATTAAGGTCGGCGTACTTAAGTAACGCGGACACTAATGGGTCTTGCCCTCGGTAATATTCTAACGCCTCCGCAGATACAGAGTAGTCGGCGTACGTTAATTCCTGCCCTAGCGCCTCTTTCTTCTCACCTGCTGGAGTAAGAATCTTTGGCTTAAGACCACGCCCACCCTCAGACTTTGGAGAGTACAGTAGGAACTGCTTTTCAGAGTTAGAGTTAATGTTGAACACACGCTCAGCAATACTAAAGATTTCAGCCCTAGAAACCTCAATGTCCTCGCGGAGTTGAGCATCCAGAGCAGTAAGTGCTTCCACATCAATAGGTGCACCTGTCAACTTAATATCGCACAGTACGGTTAGTACGTCCATCTCTAAATCAAACACCGTAGAAAGCCCGCCATCTTCAATCTTCTGGCGTAGAGACTTCCATAGCAGGAACGTATACTTGGCATCAAGGAATGCGTACTTAGCAACCTCGTCAAACGAGTACACCTCTACTTCTTTACCTACACCTTTGACCATCTCATATCCAAACTCGCGCTGTAAACAGGCATCAAGACCACACTTGTTCTTGTTACGGTTATCAGATACGAAAGATGCAATCATGGTGTCAAAGTATGGACCTACTGGAACCCTGCCACCGTAATACTTGGCTACGGATGTAAGGTCAAAGATTAAGTTATGACCTACGGTAAGAATAGTATCGTTGAACATCAAAGGTTCAAGCGCGTCAAATACAAACTTAGGTGCCAACTGCTTTGGTGGGTCACCAAAAAGCTTTGTGGCTTTTTTCTTATCACGAGAGTAATCGCTAGGGCGAGCGGTAAGCCCTGCATCTACGCGAGCCTGTCCCTGACCTGTCAGCGGGAATCGCTCTTCAATAAAATCACCATTAGGATGACCCATAGGAATAACGTCACAACGTCCATGCGTCGCAAAAGTAATCCATAGCACTTCGTTAATAGGCGTGAGACCACGGTTATCTCCAACTGTTTCTACGTCAAATGCAAAAGCATCTTGTGTTAAATAATAATCGACCATTTCAAACAGTTGGTCACCTGTAGTAATAATGTTCATGTTATACCCCTTGAAGCCCACCTAGCAGGAAGGGGAAACCTGCTAGGTGGGCGGTCTGTGTGCGATTAGAGAAGGTCGTTAGCAATTTCTACAAGGTCAGCGTATGAGTGCTCGCGGATTGTGGAGCGGTCATAAGCCTCAACTGTAGCAATGAAGTCACTAACTTCATCAGCGCTAAGTTCGTACTCTTCAGTAAGGTCGCGTTCCTTAACAGGAATCAAGTTGTAAACGGTAGTTTGCTTTACGCCACTACGGCTTAATGACCAGAAGTGCTTGTTAAGTGGACCGAACTTGTCTGCATTCGCAGATGCAAGGGTGCGGTATAAACGAGGGGTGGCAGTAAGAATCTGCTTCTGGAACCCGCCCTCAGCACTGAAGTTAACAATCGTAAACGAACGCTTGTCTTCAGCCTTGTGGTTAAGCATGGTGCACAGTGGGCAGTTCTTGCTATTCATAGGGTCTAAACATACATAAGAACGCTTGCCAGAAGTTTTCTGACTTAGGAAGTGCATCTTGTATGTAGCAAAAGGTCCGTCACCAATAAACTTGATGAGTTGTGGCTTTTCACCCTGTCGGAATTCAGTTGGAAAATCTTTCGATGGTGGGGTCAAGCTTTCTGCTGATTCCCAACCTGCACCAACTGCGGTGCTCGTAGCCTGTGTAGGGCGAGCGTCAATGTCAAAGTCGTCTAAGCGAACTGCTTCGGCGTACTTTTCGTCTTCTATCTTTCGGTTGACTGTCATGTCATTTCCTTAATGTGATTAGTTATTATCATTGGTTTTCAATTATACGCAGATTGCTCCACGCTTCGGCAAGTGCTTGTGACACCTGCCTGTTCTTAGACCAGTCTATCCTAACAACGTCCCTAAGTCCATTCGTAGTGAACAGGTCCACTGCAGAGTCTATCATAGCCCTAGTGTAGAGCCAACGTCCCTGCCGTGTGTCACCATTCTTATCTATGGTACTTGGCATTTTGTAGGTAGATGTCGGGATGTACCCGTTATCAATCCAATACCTGATTGTAATGATAGGTCTACCCAATGCTTCAGCCAGTGCCCCAATGGTAAAGAACTCTACGTCCTTGCCATTGAGTGGCTTAACATATGGACGAGAATCCCAAGTCTTAGTTTCCTGAGGCTTAGGCTTCTCTTTTATTTCTCTGCGCTTACGCTTACTACCTGGGTAGTACTCGTCCATCTCAGAGAAAAACTCGTCAATGAGGTCATCGCTCATTACTTAACTACTAACGCCCAGACTACCTTAGACGGGAACATTGCGTCAATGTCTTCTTCAGTAATCTGCTCTTCCCAATAAGCGTTCATAATCTCGTCCTCATTTAATTGAGGAACCATTTCAACACACTTATCGTACAAGCCTTTAGACTTTAGTAGTTCTTCTGCAACATCCATGTCAAGATTTTTTGACACTTTTTTTTGTTGCATTACGTTTCTAACACCAGAAACTTCGTCATTAAGTTCTACAACGATATGTCCTTTGTCGGACTCAACGCCAAGTTCTTTAACGCCTTCCCTAATGTTGTTCTTAAGTTCTGATTGAATTGCACTAAGTTCTGCAATACGCTCAGCAAGTACGGCGTTCTGTCGTACATACTCCGTAAGTTCTTTGATATCCATTTAATATCCCGTCTGTTTAGATGTTACTCTACCACAGATTGTGCGTCAAATTGTTCCGACAAGTCACGGTTGCGGGAGTCTTTAAGATACCGCAGTAACCCATCAATAATTATACTGGTCACGGTGATTCCGTCAATTTGGGCTTGCGCCTGTACGGCGTGCCAAAGTTCGTCATCAACCCTGATAGTACGGGTAGGTGTTTTAGGTGCATTAGGCATACCTATAGTATACACACCTGTACTGACAAAAACATACTAAAGTACCCCCTGCTGGATTCGAACCAGCGCCACGCAGGGTAGAAACCTGCTGCTCTATCCCCTGAGCTAAGGGGGCAGGTACTACTTTAGTACCAGTTATGGTTGTTCCAGAAACCAAGTGCTTGGCATGGAGTTCCGTAACGTTTCTTGATGTACCGTAACCCCCAGTTAATCTGAGTCTCTGGACTGGACTGCCAACCCTTACCCATTTTATTTCCTGGGAGAGCCTGAGGTATGCCATGAGCACCTGATGAGGAATTGTGGGCAGTAACCCGCCAACCACTTTCATGGTTCCATAGTGTCTCTAGACATTTGTATTGAGAACCGCACCAATTATATCTAGCCGCCATAGTTGCATGGGCTAATCTTTTGTTATAGGTGGGTGAGGCATAGGGTACACGAGTGTACGACCTAGATGATGCTTGCGTCTTGCACTGTTTCGCATTAGCGTTAGCCTGACTCTGGGCTATTGGTAGCGATACTAGCAGGCTAGTAAGAAGCGCAATAGCGGGAATCAGACGTTTGGTTTTGTCTAACATTACTTCTACCCTAACACAGATAGGTGAAAAAATCCAATACCTAAACCGAAGTGTTGGAAATAAAGGCTCTAAGTGTACCTAAATTAAGTTCCACCCCGCCTTTATCATTGATTCCCTCACCGTCAATAACTGCGCTAGCCACAGAGTTTTTCTGTTGTAACGCGGAATGCTGGCGTACTTCAATAGAACCTGCAACTAGTATGTCTTGAACTACAATGGTTTCCCATGTTGACGATGCTCGTTTGATTCTTCCGTTTCTTTGGACCGCAAGTCCCGACGACCAAGGTAAATCATAATTAACCAAAAGATTAGCGGCAGGAAGGTCCACACCATAACCACCAGCGTCACTGCTGATAAGGATACGGACGTTAGGGTCGGTATTGAAAGCAATTTTATTCTCCTCTTTAGTCTTAGCATCTAAGTTGCCCGTGTATATTTTAGAACGGTCAACCCCAAGAGTGTTTTGAAGTATGTCCACCATGTCTACGTATGTAGCAAAAATAACGCACTTGTTATCTGGACGTAAGTCTAGAAAATCGTTAACGTATTCAGTTAACGCATTAAGTTTAGGGGACGCGGTAATCCCATCTAGCAACCCATCGTCTAATAAACCGTAGGCGTATTGAGAACCCTCACCTGTCAATCCTTTAAACTTTTCTGCGCTAATGCGTAGCAGTTCAGGGTGCGAGCACAACATCTTAAGGCTCTGTACCTTAGACATAATAGCCCCGCGTACTTCGTCTGCCCTACTACCTGATTGGCTTTGGTATCCGTAGTGAGCCAAGATGTTAAAGGAACCGCCAAACAACGCTTGAGCATTGTCTAAGTCTAAAACCAAATCATCTACAATCTTTTTGTATAGCTTGGCAGACTTACGGTCAAGGTAAACAAGTAAGGGGTCTTTGTGAATAGAGTCAGGCAGGTACGGCGCTACATCAGGGTCCTTCTGAGACTTGCGTACAGACGCATCTTTCATCTTGGTATGTAGTGTAGGGAGATTACGGTAACGGTCTACTCCACCCCAAGTGTTACGCACAATAAAAGTTTGGTCAAAGATGTCAAACCGACCCAGCACTTTGCTGTCTACAAACTGCATGATTGAGTACAACTCTTCTGGCTTACCATTTTCAATTGGGGTGCCAGTAAGGGCAAACTTAATTGGAGCGTCTGCAAGTTTCTTGACCTGCTTAGAGCGCTTAGACTTAAAAGACTTAATAGCGGTTGCTTCATCTAGTACAACAAAACCGCGTGGGAGTTTCTTTACATGCTCCCAGTCATTAACTACCTGCTCGTAGTTCATAATGATGTAGTCAACGCCAGACATTTCCCAGTCCATTGCTTCTGCGTACTGGGCTTGACGTTGCTTAGGGGTGCCATCAATTACTAAAGACCGTGATGTGCCATCGGTAAACTTTTCAATCTGGTTAGCCCATTGGTACTTCAAACTGGACAGGCAAATGATAAGCCCTGGTGTCAAGTCTTGTTTCATTGACTCCAGTGCCGCGATTGTTAATACCGTCTTGCCTAGACCGAGGTCGTATGCAACAAGCAGTTTCTTTTGCTCGCACATACGACCCACGGCTTCGACCTGGTACGGAAGCAGCGTACCTGTAAACATTATTTCTTCTTCGCTGGTGCTTTCTTAACAGGCTTTGCTGGAGCCTTCTTCACTGGCTTTTTAGCAGGAGCCTTGGCAGGCTTCTTTGCTGGAGCCTTCTTTACAGGAGGCTTAACAGCACTTGGTTTAGCAGGCGCTGTTGGGTTAGCAGGCAGTGGATTAGACGCTAAAGGTGGCTGGTAGTCAATTACAAACTGCGGGTCTACATCGTTGGTCTTGGACCAGAAGCGAGAAGTCTGTACTTCAAAATGTAGGTGAGGACCTGAGACATTACCCTCAGCGCCTGACTTACCAATAAGTTGTCCAGCCTTAACCTTGTCACCAATCTTTACGTATGACTTAGAGCCATGAGCAAGAATTGCGTAGTAGGTACGAGCAGGAAGAAGTGGTGAACGCTTTGCAGTAAACTGCAGAATAATTTCAAAGCGACCAAAGGCTGTGCCCCAACCGCCCTGTACACCTACACCAACGACAGTTGCATCGATAGGCGCGTACAAATCTGTGCCAATTGGACAAGCGTAGTCAACTCCTTGGTGATGTCCAGAAGACCACATGGGTCCACGCTTGCCATAGGGCGTAGTGATTCTATACTTACTTGGTACTGGTGCTACCATTTATTTCTCCTAGTGTGTTGTTACGAAAGGTAACATGTATCGAACTGAGTGTACTGCTGATTCTATACCATGCAGAACTTCAGTCTTACTCATGCCACCCACATCCTTCATATCTGTATGGTCGTAGTTAAAAAACCACGCTTCAAAGTCCAGATACTGAGTAGCCTTTAGCATCTTGTTAGATGCGGCAACACCAGCATGGTCTGAATCCATAGCAAAAATTATTCTATCAGCATTTCTGATGAACGTTAACTGTTTGTCTGATACCTGTGAACCATACACAGCCACAGCCCCAGAAATACCAATAGATTCAAGGCGAATAACGTCTAACGGTGACTCCACTACAATCATGTCTCCACCTGAATACTGCTGGTATCCGAATAGGCATTCGCTCTTCTTGACACCTGCTGGGTAGTTCTTGAAGTAACGGCTAGAGAAACCCTTCTCCTGCCAACCAAGCAACTTGTCTGTGCCTAATTCTCGCTGAGGAATAATCCACAACTCTCTACGCCTATCCCAAAGTACTTGGTGCTTCTCGCACGCCTGTGCAGTTAGCCCACGAGCCTTTAGCGCATGTTCAGGTGGTATGGTAAACGCGGCTAGAGATGCCTCAGAGATATAAATAACTTCTTCAAAGGCTTCTTTAGGTTTGTTAACGGCACGCTCAAATAGTTCTAGCAGTTCGCCACCCTCGGTTAACCACTCACGAGCCTCATCAAAGTCAATTCCCTTGATGTTAGAAACCAAAGACACCGTACTACCCTTGAACTGGCATGAGAAACAAATGTGTGCCCCAGTCTCAGCATTGATGTACCAAGAAGGGTTACGGTCGTCTTTGCCTGTCCGTGCTTTGTGAGCAGGGCAGTACCCACGAATCTCGTCGCCGTACGAACTGACGTACTCAACACCTAAAGTGTCAAGCACTCTTTCCATCTCATCTACTGTCATTCCCAGTCCTGTATGTAATAGACGCCAACTCTTGTAGCATCTTCTCCGCCTTTTGCACCCATTGCCCAGTTACAAATTCTGTGTACCAACCTGTACATTAAATGCTTAATCATAGGTCATCTGCGCTTATCTCTCGGAAGTCACCTGTGTTCCAGTCCCATAGTAACGATACTTCCATAGGGCTTACGTTACGACCAGCCATAATCTTAAACAAACGAGTGTCGTCTACGTTCTCGTCTTCACGCTGTAAACCATACAAGACATCTGAGTCCTGGAAAAACGACGACGAGTAACCAATAGAGTCTGCGGTAACACTGCCATTCTTCATCTTCCAAGTAAGCGCCTGCGTAGACATTACAACAGGTACTTGGAACTGCTGTGCCACACGCTTCAAACTACGGGTGATGTTAGTCAAAGCAATTGGAGTATTGCGCTCACCTGATTGCTCGTCAGTCATTAAGTACACACCGTCAATAAATACGATGTCTGGCTGTAGTGCCTGAATCTTATTAGCAATACCTGTGATAGTTCCAGCCGCGATTGAATCAGTAAGCCAAAACTTGTGGCGCATAGACTCAAGACTACGAAGCTTTGCTTGGTAGCGTGATTCTTCTTCATCAGTCAACGTACCTGTAATCAAACGGTGGTGCGACAAACGAGAACGCATGGCGTCGTAACGGCTCAACTGCTCTTGGTTGCTCATCTCAAAAGATTGGAACATTGGGACAGCGCCGTGCTTGTGAACGTTGTGTGCCCACTGCAATGCAAGGGTTGACTTACCTGTCTTAGGTGGAGCAACAATAGTAATCAACTGACCGTTCTGCATACCACTGGTTACCTTGTCAATGGACGGGAATCCCGTAGGCAAACCAAGTAGACCGTCAGGCAAATTCTTGCGCTGTAAATACTCTTCCCAACGAGTCATAGTATCTGCAGTCAGGTCTACGTCAGTAGCATCAGACAAACCATCTTCAGCCAAGCGAGCGATACCGCGCTGGAATACATTGACAGCACTCTCAGGGTTCTGACGTAGTTCAATCTCTTCAATTGCTCCACGCATTGAGTTGTTAATAATAGCTGAGCGCTTAGCCTCAACTACCTTGTCAATAAGAAACTCAAATGAATCTGGAATTGACTCAAACTTGTAGGTCGGGTAGTTCTCTAGTACTACAACTTCACTAGGGCACTCGCTGTACTTCTTGAAGTGCTCTTTAACAAATACAAAGACGCGCTTGTCTTCTTCGTTGCCAAACCACTTCTCAGTAACGCCACGGTTAAACAAAGGAGACAGGTCGCGTTCGTGTAGAGCCTTGCTTAGTAATCGGTTTTCATAATTCATATTGTTCTCCTAAAGGTCCATGCCCCAACGACCATACATTAGTTGGTGGTCTGGGTCAATTACACCCAGCACCTCTGGTCGGTGAGGTAAGTCGGACGCTAATGTCTTGGGTGACTTGTAGTAAGAGAACCCGCGAAAAGGGTTAACTCCGTTCCTGTCTAACTCGTTGTATACCTCTTGTAAATCATCATAGTCATGCTCAAAAGAAATCAACTCAAGAGATATGCCTTGGTTCACAGTGTACTGGTATAACTTGTTTAGAAATATTCTGTCGTACACAATGTCGTACTTGACTCTAGGTATAATCCCAAAAATCTTTTCAATACGAGGTTGTTTGATAATTACTAAGTCTTCCGCAATCAACACACGCTTTGGCATGTCATTGCTTATGTCCCCTTTGTACATTTTAACAGACCTCTATTTTTCCAAATTTAATTATGAATTCGCGAAATGATTCAGGGGACTCCATAGCCTTGTCGGCATCAGAGTCTTTGCAACGAGTAGATATCTCTAACGGATACACTCCCTCGTTATTCTTTACGCGAGACTTCACAAAGTTGATGTGCTTGCATGAGTGTTTAGCAGTATACCCAGGGCAGGTGCATACAAAAACTTTATCCTTTGTAATGCTTACTTCATAAATACCTAGCGCAGAGCCATGACTTAAAAATATTTGAACTAGTTTAGTGTCTTCCACGGTACCCTCCATTATTTTCGTAAGTCTCCTTTACTAGATTGTAGTTCAATTGTGGCAAAAGCTTCGTGTATAAACGAACCAGTTGCTTCTCCGTACTCTGCTTCCCATGCCTTTACAGGAAGGTTTGTAGTAACAATAGTTGGTAAGCCATTATTAAATCTTGCTCGTAAGATATCATGGAGTAAGGTGCTTTGCCAACCGCTGGTTGATGTGTGCTCTTTACCCACATCGTCAATGACTAGTACGCGAATATTGTAAGCATCATCTTTGCAGTTACCATGTAAACCCAGAAACAATCTCTCACCTTCATCTGTGTGCTCGTTAATCAACGCACCCTTAAGTGCAACAATGTCACTAAACGTAGTGAAGTAACAAGGCTTGACTAAAGACTTACCCTCAGCCACATCAAAAGCGTCTAGCGGTAGTGTGCGTATAATCTCTTGGATGATAGTTAAAGCCAAAGCAGTTTTGCCTTGACCAGGCTTACCTACAAGAAGTAGCCCTTTGCCACAGGACTTAAAGCCCTCAGCCCTGATAACTCTCCCCTCACGAACTGCGCGAACCCATCCTTTACACGCAGACATGTCATCTTCTGTGACATCTACGCAATCAGAAAACTCCCATCCAATGCGAGCCTTAGGTATGTTAGCGATACGAACCCAAGAACTACGGCGTACAGGTAAATCATTCAGACTTATCATCGTCATTCTCCTTAGTTGAGTTTTCAATCCATTTGCTTATGCGCTCAATGGTTTCTTTGGTAAGACCTGCCTCACGGTAGTTCTTTTCCTGCTCTTCTTCCCACTCACGCTTCATGTTACTCATACAACCACTCCTGTGATTTCTTTGCTTGAGACATTGCTTCCTCAAGTTCTTCTTCTGATACAACCATACCTCGTGCCTTAGATGCAAATTCATCAGCACGTTTAATAAACAACCGCCATAAATGCTCGGCGTTCTTGTAGTCCTGGAAGTTAATAGCATCGCAGAAAAGATTAATCATTTCAAACTCAATCTCTCCGTTGGTGCTAAGTCTATTCCGCATACCGCCAAGCGCCTTGACAAAATCTGTAGACCTGACTGACCAAGGTGGAATATGCCAATGGAACTCTAATCGGTAGGCAAACTCGTACGCAACATCGCTACACGTCCACATGTCTTTTGGAACATCCTGACGGCGGATAATCTTGCGCTCGCGCTTTTCCTTTTGCTTCTCCTGATAACGCTCCCGTGACTTCTTCAAATCATCGGCTCGGTCCTGCAAATGGTCATCTGTAACAGACGACTCAAAGAACTCGTACGGCATATCCTCAACCTTCGCTTCTACGTTCACGTACACACTTTGATAACTCTCGTCAGAGTATGTTTTACTATCTAGCTTATATTGGCTATTACTGCTACCTAGCTGTTTCTGCCTAAAAAGGAAGTCGGAAAACCCGACTCCCGTAGCGACATATACTGACAGGTTTTCAGGCGTCGGAAAACCCGACCCCACAAGGTAGACCAAAGCCGACTCAGTTATCACACATTCGGTGCGTAAGTCGTTCCCAATCCGCATCTTTTTACGGCATAGAAAACCCAGGTCTTCTAGTTCTTTTAAGGCGCTAAGGTACATGTGTCGCCCACCCTGCCCAAAATGGCTCTGTACGGCTTCTACAGTGGGTTTAACCCCCAGGTACACACAAGCCACCAAAACGCCTGTAGCACGCGCTGAGGTCATTTACGGAGTACCTCAGCCAACTTCTCCGCTAGTTCTTCTGCAAAGATACCTGCAATGGTTCGGATAGCCTCGTACAGCGGGTCCTCGTACTCTTCAACGTCTGCATCAAGTTCTGGCGTGGGCTCTGGTTCTGGCTCTACAACTTGCTCTTCTTTAGGAATCTCAGGGGCTTTTACCTGCTTGATTGGCTTGGCTGACGAGATAGTTGCCAGACCATTGGTCAGGTCTAGGGCTTGGATACCGTATTCGTCCAGTACTCCCAGAGCATTTAGGGACTCTACGTCTTCGTCATTCCACAGTAAAAAACCGATAACATCTTTATGCGCCTGAAGTGCTGTACGCACAGGGTCTTCATCATTCTGACGAGTGGCTTCCAAAGGCAGACCAGTCATCTTGGCGCCTTGAGTCATGTAGGCTATAACAGAAATCTCGTTGTCTACAGCGTACTGAGCCGCCCAAATCTGACCCTCAGAGATGGCGGAATTTACTGCGATGTATACTTTTAGTTTTTTGTTGGCGTAGAAATAATCGTCTATCAGGGCTTCAACATTTGCCCTAGTAGTGGTACCATTTCCCGCGATAATAATTGCTTCAGTCATCTTGTCTCCTTAGACGGTAGGGTACCATCATACACAAAGAACTGACTGTGGCAAATTACGGCTGAGCGTATTTAATATTTACCGAGTTTAAGGGACCGTTGACTAAGTAGGCTGTGGCGTAAGGGTACACATAACCAGCACTACTAATTCCACCAAAATTGTTGTAATCCCAATAACGCAATAAAGAACTAAATCCCTCATAAGGATGGTCAATGCAGAATGAGTAGGGGTCATCAATTCTTACAATAGGGGTAGCAATAATAGGTGCAATAAAATACACAGCAGTCCCAGTACCATACCAGTATTGCTGTAGACCCGTAACAGTTACAAGAGAACCTACAAAAAAGTTATGTGGGTCTTGGGTAGCAACTCTTAAATAAACAGGGGTAACGTTAGATGTGTCATAGATAAGAGGGACGTTAGAGTTATTAGCTTTTGGTACAAATTTAGTAGTAACTCCTGTAGGGGATGAGTATACAACTTTTGCGGCTGCGTTACCCGTGCTCATCTTTTTATTGTTAAGCATAATTAATACCTCTTATAGCTAAACTATCTATGTTATCTTTATTTAACGAGCGATTTTTGTACAGGTGCGACCTACTTTGACCAGGTGTACCTTGCCACATAGAATCTCTAGTGGATAAATAGTTAAACCCGTCAAAGTCTCCGTTGAAATACGTCAAGGCACTAGTGGCTTCTTCAAACAGTACGCCGTCAATACCGTAAGATAAAGCGGTAGTGTACGAGGTATCACTAGTAATAACTATGTATGCCCTAGTTGCTCCCGCAGGTGCTACTTGGGTTGTAGTGATTCTTGACCAGTAATCTCCACCACCCAGAGCGCCACTTGCAGTTCCATACACAGGACCTAAACCAATAGGGGCGGTGGCTGTTCCCCATTGAATTCCAATTTTTACAGATGGGCTTCCAGGAGCTCCAACAATAGGTTTAACATAGGTACTTGCAGTGTAAGTTTTTCCAGCAACAACCGCCATAGGGGCTGTTTGCGCTATGCCTATCGAGTACCCTGGAGACGTGGCTGATTTAGCTGGTTTTAAATATTTAGTTCCAGTATGCGCTAAGTCACCTGAAGATTGAGTAACTAACGTTACCGTACCAGACCCGTATACCCCCCAGTCATATGGAGTTGAGGTATCATTGTCAAAGGATGGGTTTAGAACAAGATTAATACGGTCAGCAATAACCTCTAACGTGGTATCTCTAGCGTCTTGAAAATTAGTAAGGTATCTATTGTTAGTAGACGAAAGAGAAAGCTTTACCATTGGGAATGATGCAACATACCCAGACGTAGTTGTAGACGTAACGTTAGGATTTGAAGTACCGTTTACATAACTAAAGGTATAATTTCCTAAAGCGTCTTGGGTAACACTAGATATGGTTGCTGAACTTGTATTAAACGAACTATCGTCAGAAACAACAACTGCAACTTTACCCGCAAGAGTATTAAGAATCGCTTGACCATTACCCGAAGAAAAACCAACGTTAGAATTAGCCACCGTAAATTGAGAACCTGATACAGTAGCAATTATTGCGTCTTGTATATTTAAATCTGCGCCAGTGGTTACGGGAAGCCCAGAGATGCTAACAACCTGTCCAGCAGTATACGAATTTGTCGCATAGTATGTAATGCTTGTTCCGTTACCAGTCGCCGCATTTATGGTTACTTTACTTGCGGAATCAAATAAAAAGTTATGTGGAACATCTGTTGTTAACGTAGCAATATTAGAAGTTCTTGATTTTTTAATAATATTTATAGGTCTAACAAAGAACGCGCTATCTACACAATACCTATTAGTTACACTACCACCATCAGCGCTTAATACAGAAAACCCTGGAGACACATATGCCGCATTGCTTGGGCTAGTTCCTTGTATATAGGTAGGATACCAAGTTTTTAAATAATCCACGTTGTTTGCAAGCGGTGCCGTGGTTGACACAGCGCTTGACGTGGCTTCAATAGTAGAAAGTATATTTCCAGTAATATCATACCAAGTTAAATTAACCGATACGGATTTAGGCGTACCGTTATTGGCGTTGTGATGAATACCAAAGGCGTACGGAGTACTTGGTGAAACAGAAATCATATCAACAGCCGCACCCAGTTCAGTAGACTGCTTAGAGGAAAAGTTCAACAAAGTATTTATTGGAAGGTCCGCAGTTAATTTATTGCTTAATTTAGTTCTTGTAGTGGCATTTGTACCAAAACCTATAACTTTAGTTCCACTAGGGATAGAAGAGTGCCCTGATACGTAGTCTCCAACTTTAGCAATATTTGGTTTTATTGCTGAAATATATTGGTATCCATTAACAATGCTAGAGGTTGACGCAACAGTGGTAGCGGATGTGTAACCCTTACGTATTCCGTTGTAGAAACTAATTGTTCTTGTGGTTGCTGTATTGGCTGCCCATAAACTTAAACTACTTGAAGTAATAGAGTTAGAAAATGCTATTGTCGCACCAGACGGAATTTCAACAGACGGGGGAATATTTATTTTAAAAGTTTTGCTGTCTTTAGCTATGTACGTGACAACTGTTTGAGCACTAAATGTTCCTGTGTTAGAAACAACTAGTGGAATAGAGCCCAATTTAATTTTAGATGTGTCATTTACTACAACAGTATAACTAGAGACAGAAGTAGAAGCGGTAGATGTAGTAACAATTGCAGAGGTAACTGCTGTTGTTTCGTAGTTATTAGTTACAGTTCCTGTACCCGTATAGGCTAACTTTCCTAAGTAAGACGCGTGTGGACTTATGTTTATTGTGTTAAACGCAGGGTTGGACAGCAGAGCAACTGAATCATCATTAAACGGGGACACTACACTTGCAGGAGTAGTTGTGTAGTTGTACGGATAAGATGCGTCATAACTACCTGTGGTTGTGGTGCTAGGTACTGGGTACCAGTTGCCAATGTTTTCAACAAAAGACGATGTGTTGTAATCAGGAAGTAGGTTCATAGCAGGAAGTAAGTTTACGCCGTTACCAGTGTAGGACTCAATTAGATTTTTTAATCCAAGCGTTGAACCATTCAAAGAATAATTTCTAATAATATTTGCTAATACTTTTCGGGCTTGGGTTAAATCAGATATGTTTAATAACTCTGAGCCAAATTGCTTTAAAAACTGTTTAAGCAAAACCTCATCAGTTAATGCTGGGTCAGCCATATTAAATACCGCTTTAGCTTCAGCAAGGTATATGTCAAGATGGAAAGCAAACAAACTTAAGAAGTCTGACAAATCTTTATTTGTGCTTGTATTGTTTTTTGTGTTATAAAACGCAGGTAAGTGGTCAAGTAAAACATCTTTAGTACTACGAGTAGTGTTCTGGTGAACTACAACAGATGACGCTTCACCAAGTTTAATCCATGTAAAGTCTGAGTAATGGACATCCCCTTTAGCAAGATAAACATCACTTACAGATGCCGCTGTGGTAGAGTTTGACGGGGCAACATAGGCAAACAACGAGTAGTAATATTTGTTGTATTGTTTAGCGTATGGGTTAGCTCCTGCAGTAACACCAGGGTTAGCAGTAGTAGCATAAGTAGCACCATTGTCATATAGGTGATACGTATTAGTAACGCCAAGTTGAGTGTTGCTAGTGACTCCAGGAAGTGTTGCTGTAGAAACTCCTGTAGGGTCTTTTAAAGAATTTCCTGGAATACGTAAGTAGTCACCAACTGCATAGTCTCCGCCATTATTATTATAGACAGCAATAGCGCCGTTACTAGCAATATCTACTAAAAGATTTTTTCCTTTAAGGTTACCTACAGATACTGGGCTAACCGCTGTGGCAGTTGCGCCAACAGCAGCGCCAATACTTACAGTAGTTAGCCCTCCTGATGTAGAAACCGCACCCCCAGGGGCGCTTGCAACTCTAAAGATTACATCATCAGTAATACCAATATTTTTATAGTCGCTGGTAGTCCACCCAGCATTTGTTGGGTCTGGAAAAATAACAGCCCCATCATCAGGAGACTGGGGGTAACCACTAGGGCTACGTACTACAACATATCTAAACCAATTTAAATTTGAGGCTGGTCTTTCCCAACTAATATGAGTTGTCTCATAGTTAGATGGGCGAGCATCCATAGCAACTTTAAATACAGGGTCTACCATTGATAATGGAGCCATTGTTATGAACCTCCGTCAGCAGTAACTGTGATGTATGTAGGCTCGTAGATTGGAACTTCGTTAATAGCGCAGGACAAATCTCGTGACCCAGCAACCAAGCCATTATTACCTTTAACAACTAGTACCGCTCCAGATGCGATAGTTGTAGCAGTGTTTAACGTAAGGGTCAATCCGTCGGTAGATACTACCCCAACTGTTTTTCCTACAGCAGCATGTGCTGTATCTCCACTTACTGAAACAATAGTGGCTCCCTTAAAGATACCCGCTGTGCCTGAGGCAAGTAAAACTGTAGTAGACGCCGTACACGTTGCGGACAAAGTTCCTGTCTGAGTGTATATACCACTACCAGAGTTAGGGTTCTTGGATAGCTTTTCGTAGTCGTTTACCGTAATCCAAGATACTCCATCAACTGATTTACATGTTGAATAGATTTCACCTTCAGTAATAAAATCGTTAAACGATACATTGTCAAAAGAAAACAAATCTTTAAGCGCAGATTGAACGGCAGAAATAACATTATCGCTGTTGTACTGAGGCAATACGTTAACGGCAACATTTAAATATGGATACACAGGAGTGTAATCTTTTACGCTCACTGTAGTTCCTGGAGGAGTTTTATTTGTGAAAGCGTTTTGCACACTTGTTTTAAGAGATGAAGATAGTGCTCCGCCACCCTCGCCCACAACGTAAATGGATACAGAGGCAAAAGAGTTAGCGAGTGCAATTGCTTTAGATACACCACTCTCTTTTACCGCTAAGTTTGCGTAGTCGGTCAACGACACTGCGCGGTTTGCGGTAGTCAGTGCTTTAGATGCGTTTGTTCTAATTGAATCAGTAGACTCTGCGTCAGCACCGCCACTAAATGTTTTTGAGTTGGTTACCGATACTGTTGTAGCTATTCCTAGTGTTTTAAGGGTACCTGCAGAAACGTTACCTAAACTTGGAGCAGTAGTAGTGTACCTGTAATCAGCCGTAATGTTAACACCACCTGGAGGTATCTTTCCTGATACTCCATCGCCAAATTGTATAAAAGTATTCCCAGCGCCATCTGTGGCAGCAACATAGGCTAAATCAGTAGAAGTAGCATCAATTAAATTATTAAATCTTGTGTAGGTTAGGCTACCTACAGAGATTGACATCGCACTATCAATAAATATATTTGAATTTTTTAATTGAAATACTTGGTTAGCCGTACCGTTCGAATCTCCAACAGGCTCAGCAGATACAAGTAAACCTTGAGTTACTTTTCCAGCGGTTGTAGCGTTAGCGGTGGCTGTCACTGCACTATCTAAAGTAAAAATAATAGCAGGGTTGACGCTGTCTCCCTGAGTGCTTATTTGAGTACCCTTAGCAACAGTTACATCAGAACTAGTTGAGTTAGTAAAAGTCACGTCACCCGTAGCGGCTGAACCAGAGTTAGGAATGTACCCTAGCAAGTTTGCTAGTTTAATTACAGTGTCGCGCTGAGTAGCCGTGTCAATAAATGCTTCATTAGCAGCACGGTCAATTTGGTAATTTACTAAATCGCCAAAGTATGAAAACAATTCAAGCAAGACAATACCAAAGTCACTAGAATCACGGCTTGTCCATTGAGGAGCAAAGTTAGGGATAAGACCAATAAGGTCATCACGAATTGCTGTAAATTCCCTAGAGGTGTAGTCCACCTGGGGTATATACAATTCATCAGCCATTATTTAACCTCAATCGTTTCGCCTGCGCGTGTTAAGGACGCAGTATTAATTTTAACAGAGTCCGTGACCCCAGATGGTAGCCCATAAGAAATACTCATAGTTACAGACCCAACTACTGAATCAAAACCCGCATTAACTTCGCGTAAAGTTAACTCTGGAAGCCAAGTAGCAAACATAGAACCTATGGCTATTCTTGCATCTTCTACAGCAGCAGATGATGTTTCAAATACTAGGCTAGATAAATTTGCCCCATAATTATGATACCAAATACGCTCGTCAGTTCCTGTGGATAGTAACGACAATATCTTGTTTTTCCAAGCTTGTGCACTATTATCAGGCACAACTGTTACTCCACCTTTAGTAGATAAATCAAAAGGTAAGTCAATTACATATGTTGTTTTTGGTGTAGCCATTAGAACGCTCCTAGCCATAGTGGGAAATTAGGGTCTCCGCCTTCAAACATCGCCCAGACTCCTGTACCAACAACGTTTGGGGAAGTATTATTAATTGAGTAAGCCCAACCAGTCACAGCCTCCCCAAGAATTTGTGGAACCAGCATACGAACTCTACCTTGATTCAAAGGGTCAGCAGTATCTGCAACTACGCCACGGTAGATACCAAAGAATCGTTTATCTTGTGGGTCACCAGTAGTAAGACTGTTATACATTAGCCTCGCCTCTTAACGCCACTAGGATTTACAAATTGTTTAGTAGTTAGCCCGTCAAAAATCCAGATGTGTGGAACTTTGTTAGTATAGTCAGAGCCCTTACCACGTCTAGTTATCTGACTAAACGAGTTACCGTATTTGTCTGTTCCCTTTTTAAGAGTTGAGCTTGAAGAAGGGGTGTTACGAGTATTAGGTACTAAAGCACGTTTTTTAATCTTAGACGGCTTTAAAACTTTTACGTTATCTAAAGAGTTAGCCCCACCTAAAGAGTCTGTGCCTACTTGTAGGAACGTGGTGTAGGTTAATACATTTGGTTTTGCTTCTTGTACGTGGTGCTCAGCCGATAAAACAATCCAGTATCCGTTGTACATTCTATCTATTCCGTCTAGATACACGGGCATACCTGGGGCTAGGGTTGGGTCTCCAAGAACCTGTACGCTTGCTCGGTAAGGAAAGCGATTGCGCTCATCAGCAGACACAGCTTCGTAGTAAGCACTTACCGCATCTGGGGCTACAGTATCAGTAGCGTAACTGTCAAAGAACTCAGTTTTTGATTGGGCACGAATAGTTTTAGCGCGTTCTTGATTAGTTACTACAGACGCCAATTTTGTAATTGGGTCTACTCCACCAACTTGAGTTGCGGACTTGTAAGCATCAGAGTATTTAACGCTTTCACCAATAGCTAAATTAAATGAATAGATAGTGGAACCTTTAGGGTCGTTAGCGTTACGCATTTCAAATATAGGTGCGGAAGCCCTATGCAAATTGTAATCAGTAGTAACTTTTTTAAATTTTACCGTAGTATTCTCAACCCTGAATAAGTAGCCACACTGCTGTGCAAGACGTGCCATTAACTGCAAGTCAGTAATTCCAGCTTGTACTATCTGCGGATAGACTCTTGGGTGGTCCTCAACGTCAACGGCAAAGTTATGTTCAGCAGCAATTTTACGAACTACATCAGACGCGGTAACATTTTCAAATACACGTTGCTGTGGTTGTTTCAAGGTATAAGACGCGCCAATTAAAGTTACTCTCGTAAACCTTTTTCCAGGAGTTATGTCTGGACGGATGTCGTGGATGTACCCAACAAAAGTATGGTTTTTAGAAGTACTGCGTAGAACTGCCTTAGCAGGGTCGCCTGGTTTTACGTTAGAGTATTGAAGGTCCCAGTCCCTAAAACTAATGGTAATGATTTCATGCGCGTAACGGTTCTGAGAAAAAATAAAAGAACTTATACGGGCAGGAGGTTTTTGGGATAAAGGAAATTCAATAGTAACGTAATTAAGCATTAGGTATCCTTAACAGCGTCCCGTCAGGAATATGCAAAAAGTCAGTTACCTCTGGGTTGTATTCTGCAATAGCCCACCACAAAGAAGGCGTACGTAAATAACGCTGAGATATCTCGTGCAAAGTTTCTTCTCGTCTATAAGTGTGGTAAAAGAATGAGATGTCAGTTAAATCGTCAAAACTATAAAAGACTATTGGGTAAGTTTTACCACCTGGTTCTTTTCTAAAATAATCTACTATAGAGTCTTCATAGCGAGAGCCTGATGTAATAGCCATTACTTTGTCGCCAATCCAGCCGTAGCCATTAAGTTGAATTGAATAGTAACTTCACTGGTAATAGGAATCATCCCTTTAGAAAATCTTACATGACGAATACCTAGAGTATTTACATAACCCAAGTAACTAAGGGGACCAATGTCTACCCGTAACAACGTAGGGCTTAAGAAACCGATGTCAGAACTTTCACGACCAGTAGCCTGGTTTACCCAGCCTGGACCATTGATAGCTTTGTACAGATACTCAATGTCAGCAATGGTTCCCAAAGTCTGCAGGTCTTTTATTTTCTTTACAAAGGTGCTCGCAAAACCACTGTCGTGGCTATTACCGCCATTATAAAATGCACCGCTCGCGTATCTATTTGCTAATTTATCGTAAGTACTTACATATCCAGCAGCGTAAGGAGCCTGTGGAGGAATAGATTTAATAGCGGCAAAGTCATTAGTTCTGTCAATAGTAAGAGTAAACGTTAAGTACTCACCACTTGGAAATGCGCCAGCAACATCTACAAACTTATCAGCAAACGACGGGGTAATACTTGCGTTCATAGCCACATTAATATCAATACTATTAGGATTCCACAAAAATTGAAATCCATAACGTGGGTCTTTTTTATCACTGCCGTTATTATATTGAGCACTATTTAAATATGCGTTGTCAGTTCTAGCCAACCAATATATGCGACCTCTACGCCATTTATGGGATGAACCTAATAAATAACTCTCAGTGTTTACAACTAAAGGGTCAACGTTGTAGGGTTCAACAGGCATGCTCCATTCGTGTGGAGGCAGGTTCCATTGGTATTGAGATAGAAAAGTTGTTACTTCTGAACCACCGTCTGGTCTTAAAATCTGAGTTCCTACGCTTTGTTTTAATAAGCCTGGTACTTTACTAGTCATTATTAAGTCTCCTATGAAAGCGCATCTACTAAGGCTGCTTTGTAAGCAGTTGGGTCTGAGCCTGGTGGAACTGAAATATTGATAGTAATGTCTCCATTAAATTGTTTTGGCAGGGTAGACGGAGTTGAGCCTGGCGCTCGGTTAGGTTCCATTTCTTTTGGTAGCCCTACTTCGTTTGCCTGATTCATACCCATTACTTGGTCAAGTGCCCCAGAACCCATAGTCCCCGCGCCTAACGCGCCTACAGCGGCGCCACCAAGAGCTAGTTTTCCAAGTGAAAGCCCGCTAAGAGCACCGCTTTTTATAATACCTTGAAGACCTTTTCCAGCCGCGCCAGCTAAATCTTTTAAAATTACCGCGCCAGCACCACCGCGAATACCACCAAAGGTAGTTAGCCCCGTAGATATTTCTTGTGCGCCTTTCATCATGTCGCTAAATGGACCGCTATTTAAACCGCCTGTACCTAATATTCTGTACAAACCTTGAATAAAGTTATCTGTCCCTACCATGGCTTTATTGGTTGATTCAGTGTAAGACTGAACAAGTTGTAATTCTGCGGTGTTACGCATAGATAAAGACTCTAGTGGAGTTGTAGTCCCACCAAATTCATTTAGCCTTGCTTTTGTACCGCTTGTTCGTAAGGTTTCTTTAGACTTTACCCTCTGAATAAGACCAGAAACAATAGTTTGACGAGTGTTTTCGTCATCGCCAACGTATTGTCTAATTAAACTATCTAAAGCATTTCCAGGCATCATTGACACGGCAATATCTTGTGGCGTTGGATTAGGATTGTTCTTTGTAATAAGCGTGTAGAGTTGCTCAATAATTTGAGGCAGGTCATTCATAGTAGTACCGTTATTGCCGCGAACTTGAACACCAAGCATACGAAGCATGTTAACATTTTGAGGCTGGTTAAGGTTAGCCATTACGCCCATACCACCAGTCAACCCAATGCCTGGAGATAAGTTAGACGCTAAGGCTGCGCCACCCATAACGCCAGAGAACCCTGCACCAGAGTTAAAGTTTTTTAGACCTGTAGTTAATCCAGAAGTAGCGCCAGTGTTAATTGCTTGAAGAACATCATCAGGACCTACAGCAGTACCCGTACGCATTGCCTCATTCATAATGCTGTATTGGTAGTATGGCAGGTAGGGGTTTGCACCACCAAAACCTCGCCCAGTATTTTTATTAGACAAAGGGTTTTTATCGTTTACTACACCTAAATTATTAGAGTAAAACCGCATACGTTCAGCAACCGCAGACGCATTAACAGTTTCTTGAGTGGTGGGTAATAACGCTACAGTGTCTTGAATTCCAGTCCCTAGACTTTTTAAGATACTTAGCATGCCTTCTCCACCACCGCCGCTAAATGCGGACTTAGCGGAACTTGCAGCATAATTAGCAACAGCGCCTGTTCTTGGACCTACTCCAAAACCCGATTGACTGGGCGCTCCAGGAGCCCCAGCATTTACTTGTTGCGAATAGTTTGAGCCCGTAACTTTAGTAGACATGTTGCTTGCTGCATCGCCAAGTTTGTCCATCTTAACTGTCAACGAGTCAATTAAGTCACCCATTTTAGACAAACTGTCATTCAACATTCCCATGCCTACTCCTTAAAAAATCTAGTTGACCTAATCATCCAATTGTTTCTTTCTCTACAAGAAAGCCCCTTTATATCTTTTAAAGTCCAACCAGGAAACATTCTGGTGAGTACTTCGTAACTATCCATCAACCTTATGTAGTCGTCGTCATCATAGGCGAAACAAGCTGGCGAGACCTAGCGATATCTTGATATTGTTATCGCATGCCTCACAAGCCTTGCTCACCTCCGCAAGGCGTGGACCTGGTGCACCATCGTATAGTGCACTTGCAATTGCTTCTCTGTCTGATAACCCAAGTTGTTGAGCCGTAATCTTACCCAAGGAATGTGAGTTATTTACTGAGACAAGGCAACCCGCAAGTATTTCGGTTAACGTCTCTGCGTAAGTAGCATTAGGAATGTCCATTAGCCGTTTGTTAGTAATAAGGTTAGGTAAAACAACTTCTGCTACACCAGACTTTAGTTCAACTGTAATTAGCCTGTCATTAACTCTGTCGTCCAATGTTTTAACTGGAATATCATTTGTTAAATCAATTTCTAAACTTTGGCTTGTGTTACAGGAGTTACACACAACGTCTACATCTACAAACTGTCCGAATGTAATACTACGAATTGCTAAAAGGATAGCATCTCGGTCACCCATTAGCATAGAGTCCAAATCTGATTTAGATAAGGTCTCGTCGGCTACTGACACTAGTCCGCGTTCAAAAATAATTTTTAACGCACTGTTTATAGAATTTGCTTTAGCGAGGGCTTCTTCGTCAAACCCGTTTAGTTCTCGTACTTCAGCGGTAGTTCCTACAGAACCATCTTTAAAGATGTACCCGCCTGGCAAGTTAACTATGTTATTTGCTGGCGGTTCCGTAGTTACGTTAACATCTTGAGATACCGTCTGAAATGCTTCTGCAAGTTTGTTGATTTCTTGTGGGTCGTTTATTAGTTCAGTCATTTTAATTCCTTATTGTCCAGTTAATTATACCTTAGAATCCTTTTGGCTTTACCGAACCGCTATGTACTGAGCCGTCGTAATCAAGGAACGCTACTGATAGACCTTCATGCACAAGGGTCATTGATTCGTACATAATTCCGCCTTGGCTACCTGCGTCCAAGTCTTGGTACCTTAGGCTTGTAATCCATGCGTTATGAATATAAAATCCCATACGAGGTTTATTGTTCACAGTGTTGGCTTGAGGATGGTCCATAAGTTCAATGGTAACATTGCAACGGAAAGACGACTTACCCGAATCAGATACCTGTAAACCTTCTCCAGACGTAACTGCAAATAATCCTCGCATCCAAGTAAGTGCACTATCGTTTCCAAATAACGCTCCACGAGTAAACGTAATATTTTCAAACCTAGTCTGACCTGGAATCTGATGGGCAGTGGTATTGTAGCCGCCCTCACGATAGGCAAGAGGTTCGGTAGTTATCTGTAAAC